CACTAACGAAGCAACTGACGCTTTAGCCACACAATCAAGTCAGGAAACTCAAGCAGTTAAAGAAGCAAGAACTTATACACAAGAAGAATTTGACAGCCATATGGCCGGTATGAAAGCCAGCCTACAGAAAAAACTACTTAAACCCTACGAGGATTTAGGTGATGTCAATGAACTTCGTGAGTTAAAAGCTCAAGCCGCAAAGAAAGCTCAAGATGAGCAATTAAAGCGTGGTGAGTTTGATAAGATTATTGCAGACTTAGCGGCTAAAAAGGATTCTGAAATCCAAAAGAGAGACCGTCTTATTGAAGAATTCAAAGTTGAGCAACCACTATTAAGCGTAGCAGGTGAATACCGTTCTGTTAATCCAGAACAAGTTAAGAAACTATTACGCCCTTATGTAAGACTCAATGGTGATGGCGAAGTGGAAGTTACAGATGATAAAGGTACAGTGCGTTACGGAGACGATGGAAAACCGTTGGCCGTAAAAGATTTAGTGAAAAACTTCCTTTCAGAAAACCCACACTTTGTGCAGGCAACCCCTGCAACGACGAATTCAAGCCACAGCGTAAAAAGCCAAGGCACCAAGATTGATATCTCTAAGTTGGATATGAAGAATCCAGAAGATCGTAAAATATATGCGGAATATCGTAAGTCCGCAGGTATCGTTTAATTTAATTTTAATCTTAAGGAGATTATAAAATGCCAGTTACAACAGTTACAGGATCAACCACAGCATTATTGAGTGAGTTGCTTCCTAGTATTATCCAAGAAGCGTTATTCGTAGCTTCTGAAAAAAGTATCATGCGTGGTCTAGTAAAGAACTACACATTAGGTCCAGCACAAGGTAAAACTATCAATGTGCCTATCTATCCACAGCAAACAGCAGTGTCATTAGCAGAAAATGTTAAAATCTGGGATCACCAGTCAACAGGTTATGCTAATGTAAACACATCAACAGCTCAATTAACCATTGGTGAAGTTGGTATTGCAACACACATCAGTGATCTAGCTCGTATCAGTTCAGCAACTAATGTAGTAGCTGACATTGGTCGTTTATTTGGTGAAGCTATCGCTCGCAAAATTGACAAAGACTTAACAAGTCAATTTATTAGTTTTACTACTAACCTAGTAGGTTCAGCTAACATTTCAAAAGTTACTGGTGCAGATGCTATTTCTAGCACATTATCAGCAGCAGATATTTTCAAAGCAGTAGCAAAACTACGCTCAGCTGGTGTTCCATCAAGCGATCTAGCTTGCGTATTACACCCAAGCGTTGCTTATGACTTAAAAGCAAATATCACTAACACATTCGCTAATCCAAATGCAGGCTTAATCCAAAATGAAGCTATGCAAATGGGTTATGTTGGTATGTTAGCTGGTGTTCCAGTCTATGAAACATCAAACATTGACAACAACAACACAACAGGCGACTACAGTGGTGCAGTATTCCACCGTGACGCACTTGGTTTTGGTCTAATGCAAGATATCAAGATTGAAGCACAACGCGATGCGCTTATGCGTGGTGATGCATTAGTGGCAACAGCCCTTTATGCTACTGGCGTTCTATACGAAGGCTATGGTTGTGTAGTATTAGCAGACAGTTCAATTTTATAATTGAATAATTAACAGAGGACACGGAAATGGCTTTTATACTATCAGGAACAACAGTTTTAAGTTTTGCTGAATATCAAGATGTGGTTGATAAAGATCAACGACTTTTTGATGAGAATGAAGGCCTTACTGATCAAATTGTAGAAGATATTCTAATCCGCAGTACGGAAAGGATCCTTGCTCAATTGAAGAATACAGAATGGTATAGATCACTTGCCTATGCCTATGGTGCCAGTGCCTTAACTATACCATCTCTGTCCGGTTCCAAGATTATTAGTAATAAGAATGATTTTACAGATTTATGTGTGTATCATGCACTATTTGAATACATCCTGCCTAAGATAGCAGACTTTGGTAATGAGAATAACGCAGAGAAAGTCAAGATAGATTTCTATCAACAGAAATACTCTGTGTTATTTGACGAACTAATCCGTTTTGCTAAGTGGTACGATTATGATGGTAGCGGCACGATAGACACTGAAGAAGTAAAAGACGCTTTTATTAATTACCAAAGGATAAGATAATGCGTGATGAACTAATCACATATTTGAAGACTTTGGACTTTGGAACTATCTCAGTCAGCGACGAGTTACCTTACACCAAAGATGCGGCACCATTGTATCTAAGTAACTACAAGAAGATCTATGTTGACCGTCCATTGTTAAGTCAAGAGCCAGTGTTGAATACCTTTGGAGGCAATGGTTATGTAAATCAAACTACAACTATCACAGCCTACCTGGTATTAGACGCTAAAACAACCGTATCAAACTACAACAGCATTATATCTCAGATGCAAGGGGCTAAGAATGCAATTTCTAATGATGGAAGAATCAGTAGAACTTGTAGTATTAGTCAATCATATGAAGTTGATGCATTAGTAACTGAATTTACATTCAGTTTTATAGAACTTTTATCATAAGGAGCATTACAAATGGCTTACATTTATCCAGCTCCAGGTAACCAAGACGCAGAAGTTATTCTTAAAGTTACGAACTATGGTGGTAATTTAGCTAACACAGCTCAGACCATTAGTGTTCCATCACTTCAAGATGTAACTATCAATGCTGCGAACGATGTCTTTACCTGGACACAACTAGACGAGTCTAGTAAAAAACAAGTAGCAACAACAGCAACAAATAGTTTATCAATGAACTTAGTTCTTGATCAAACTACATTCTTTGGTAGCAATACCAGCGCAGTCGGCGCATCAGTAGCACCAGAAAAAGGTATCTTTGGTTTGAGTAAATTCAAAACTAAGATTAACTTTAGCCTTTTCCTTGGTAACACAGATTCAGGTGGTGCTGGTAAAACTATTACAGGCGCAGGTTATGTAACTGGTCTAGCACCAACAGTATCAGCTGACAGCCCAGTATGGGTATCACCAATCACTATCACAGTGGATGGCGATTACACAGTAGCATAATAGCAGTAAACAAGATAAACAGGGCAGAGATGCCCTGTTTTCTTATTAATAAATACAACAAGCGAGGATATGTAGATGGAAGTTTTAGAGACCAAAGACCGCAAAGAATTATTACAAAGCATATTAGCAGAAGTCGCAAAGACAGCTAATGAAGTAAATTGTGCCGCCAAAGATGTGGCCAAGGCACGCAACCGATTAACATTCTTAATCGCTGTGGCAAATGAATTGATTAACAGAGAGGAGATCTAAAGATGAAACTAAGCCAACTAGCAGCCAAACCCCAATTATTACCAATATTATTAGATGATGAAGAGATTGTTGCCCGATACGGAGACAAACTTGAATTCTATATCTGGGACAGACAATCAATGGATGTCTTTGTCAAACTCGCTACACTAGACTACAAAGAATTTGATAAAATTGCCGCATTAGTAAAAGATATGATCTTAGATGAAAATGGTCAACCAGTGATCAACAATGATCTAGTATTACCAACAGACATTATGATGAAAGCTATTCAAAAGGTGGTAACCGTGTTGGGGGAGCTAACAAGCCCGACTACAGAAAAATTGACGGCAGACTAGATAGCATATTATTATTAGATTTCGTATCTAAGCGATATGGTATATTACCGACGGAGATGATGGAGAAGGGCACTACATTTGATATCCTAATAGCTGAAACTGCTGTAGGATATGAAAATTATTTGAATAGGAAAGACAAAGATCAGGTATTGACTCCTGATTTAAGTCAAGACCAGATGCAGGCAATGATAGATAGGGTTAAGAAAAAAAATGAAGCTAACAGTAGATAGCACCAAAGTGTTGAGATTATTGACTAATGCCAAAGACGAACATAAGAAAATTATGTTGGAAACTTTGACATTCTTCAAAAAAGTAACACCTGTCAACAAAGGTAATGCACGCCGCAATACCAAGCTGATTACCAATGTACCAAACAAAACTACAATCCTAGCTGATTATGCTTATGCCGGTAAGTTAGAAGAAGGCTCTAGTGATCAAGCACCAGAAGGTATGACTAAACCAGCAATTACTTATATTAAAAAAACAGCATTGCCTAAAAGCACCAGGAGAGTAAATCGTGGCTGAGAAAATAACCGTAGCATTAGAATTAGATGGTCGTAGATATACTACTGAATTAAACCGTGCCAAAAATGCCACGGCTGATTTTGGTGCTACGGCCGCCAGTCAGGTTGGTCGTGCCGGCAAAGAATTTACTTTACTAGAAAGAGGCACAGCTAGATTAGGTGCTACATTTGGTAGATTGCGTAATGTATTATTAGGTGCGGCGTTCGTTGGCTTGGCAAGAAGCAGTATCGCCCTAGCTGATGAGATAAAAGATCTAAGCGATGCTACTGGTATAGCTATCGATGAGATTGTTAAATTCCAGGAAGCATTAGCTACCAGCGGTAAATCAGCTGATGTAGCTCTAATCGCTTTAACTGGATTCCAAAATAAATTAGGTGAAGCTCGCGGTGGTAGTGATGAAGCTCAACAGGCATTCAGAAAATTAGGATTTAGTCTAAATGATCTAGCAGGAGCTGACAATGATATCTTAAAACAAGCTCTAGTGCGTATGAAGGAAATGCCTGATGCGGCAACTAGAACAGCTACGCAAATGGATTTTCTTGGTAAAGCAGGTCGTGGATTAACTATCAATGATGGATTTATTAATACACTTACAGACGGCACAGGTGCTACTAACAAACAAAGTGAAGCTATTGCTAGAGCGGC